TCTACAAAAATATTAAATTGATTGGCAACCCACGCATTACTTTCTGATGCTCCACTTGTAAAAAATATTTCATCTGCTTCACAACCTAATGCTTTAGCCACTTGTGAACGTGCTCTATCAACCATTTCTGCAGCTATTCTGCCATCTTTATATACAGAACTAGGGTTTGCATATCCTTGATGATAAAGTCTTTCTACGGTCTTTAAAATATGCTTAGAAGGCATCTCTATAGCATTGACATCAAAATTAATATTATGACTTTTTATTGTAACATTTTTAATTTTGTTATATTTTCTTGCCATTTCATTCACCTTCTACCATAGCCCTTCTGAAATATTATTTGCTAATTTAATTAAATTATCTATTTCTGATTGAGACATATTAATTATTTCTTCTTTTGAGAATGTTCTCTTAATAGCATAAACTGGGTCATACCAATTTTCACTGCATCCCATTCTATTAAGATTTTTAGTCTCCTCATAATCTTCTATTTTCTTTAATAATTCTTCTTTATTCATATTCCATCACCTTACTCTATTCTTTCAAATACGTAATATGTCAAACCTAACATACCAATACATTTCCATTGACCTCTTGTTATTGGAGGCTTATCAGTATAGCTTAATAGTCTATACCCAATAGGAAATAGTTCTTCAAATAATTCATCACTTATCATTTTAATCACCTTTATTATATTTTAAATTAACCCCTCCAAAGAGGGTCGGCGGGAATACTCCAGCCAACATAAATAGGCGAGAAGTATAGACTCATTCGAGTGAGTCAACTCAGCGGCACGAGTAGTAGATTTACATTTATAAAAATGCTTATCTACTATTCAAATTTGTTAATGTGAGGAACTTCTTATGCCTTTGTATTGTTATTTGGCGAAGACTAAATGGTTGCAAAACAACCCTCCTTTTTCTTACTATTCATATGTTAATTATAGGAAGTCTTTATGCCATAATATTTTTATTCTGGATTCTACCAAAACTCTCTACCACACTTTAATCATTTTCTTCATTATATTTTCCTCTTAATTTTTGCAATGTCGTAAAACTTTCTTCATCATCAATTAAACCTGCATCATCAAGATAATCTAATAAATTCATAGCCATATCTAATTTATTTTGATATTTATTTTGATTTATACCATCAATAAATATTCCATAATAATATTCATTACCAAAAAATATAAAATCATTATATGGTAATGTAGAACCATCGTCCCATCTAAATTCAATATCTGATGGATTTAAAATAAATTCATCTATTTCTACGCCTTCAGACCAACCTAGTCCTTCTTCATTAAATTCTTCTTTAGGCATTATCTTTACTTCAATTTTCATTCTTTCACCTTATCCCTTCTACTATTATTAATGCGATTATATCATAAAATCAAATACTTGTCAAGAGAAAAGTAACTCATTTTAGGATATAATTTAGCGGGTAAAAAAAGAGGACTATGACAATAATTTTGCCATTTCCTCTTTAATTTACTCTTAGATTTTTTGTAAAGCGTCTGCTTTATAGAAACCAGTAACGCCTGTACTATTTCCTACCATATATGGATAAGGTTGACCATCATAAATCTTTAAGATTTGTCTCGTCCAACCAATTCCTCCAGCTGTTGGATTGCTTCCATCAGCACTCGCTTTACCAGTACCCACAATTTTAACATTGTCCCCAACAGACAACCCTGTTGGTGCTGGTGTGGGAGTTGGAGTTCCAGCTGGTTGAATATCAGATTCATTCATCCAACCTAAATCTCCTTCTGTATTATATGGATGTAAAGCCCCGTCAACACGTCTAGTTATTGTAGTTGTTCTATTTGATACGTGACCACTTGGTCTAGCAGCATCAGAACTTACATATAAATCTCCATTAATAACAACTCTATCACCTATATTGTATTTATAACTTGGTGTAGGGGTTGGAGTAGGAGTTGGTGTAGGTTCTACATAAGGACTAATTGAACTCTCGTCCATCCATCCTAAATCTCCAGTTGTATTATATGGATGTGCTGTTCCCGGTGCTTTTCTTGTAATATTAGTTACTTTATTACTTACTGAACCACTTGGATTAGCAGCGTTTGAACTAACATAAAGAGCACCATTGATAACAACTTTATCTCCAATATTATATTTATCACTTGGAGTTGGTGTAGGTGCAGGTGATGAACCATCTACCCAAGCTTGAACATCATCAGGTAAATATATAAAACATCTAAAAGCGTAAGGAGAATTTAATCCCCATCTTCCATTTGAATTGCTTCTTGAAGCATTATAAAAAGCTGTTCCACCATAATTAGATGCAGAATCATAAATTTTGCTATTACTATCTACACGTTCAACAAATTCAACGTGACCAGCACCATCAGAGCTTGATAAAGTTCCCTTTTGCCAACAAATAATAGCTCCACGTCTTGGAGTAGAACCAGTCTTTAATCCGGCTGCAATTGCTCTTTCTGGGAAGTTTTCTGCATTACAGTTTAATGTTTTATAAGTGCATCCTGTTGTTCCTCTAGCTTCGTTGATGACTTCATTAAATCTCGAACTTGCATATCCTACACAGTTTGATAATACTGTTGCCTTAGGGTCATTAGGGCTTCCTTTAATACAAGTAGACCAACCACCAGTGCTAGTTGTCATATAATTTAAATTACCACTAGGTTTAGTTGTTCTCATTGAAAATCCTGTAGCACCAATACCTTCAACTTCTTCTTCGTTCTCATTTTCAATTTCAACTGAATCATCATTCATATCATCTAATGAATCTTCATTAAAAGTTGTTTGTATTCCGTCTTCAACGTTATTCATTTCTCTGAAGTCTTGTAATAATTCTTCATTGATTTCAACATTCATATTTTCTTCCATTGTTTCATCCTCCTTCTTTCCAATATTTAAAAAAGACGCATTACACGTCTTCTTCTACATCAGAATCACTACCGATTCCTTCTATATTAACCCCTGTTTCTTCCTTTTTACCATCATTAAAATTATTTAACCCATTTGCTGATAAACTAACTGGAATAGCATTTAATAGATATAAAGTTATATCAGCATATTTAAAACTTCCTGTAACTAAATTAGTTGCAAATAATAAAATAAGAGCAATAATATAGCTCCAATATTTTGTAGGTATTTTATTAATTAATGGTATTTCTTTTGTAAATTCAGTAACCATATAAGTTGTAGTTACTAAACCAGTGAAAGTTAATAAAACTTCCCAAGTTAAAAATTCATTCATAGTTTCCTCCTTTTATTCCATTTTAATTATGCAGTACGTCTCCACATATAAACTGTTATATATGGTTGAAGATTTCCAGCATTGCCAGTAGTAACATTTGATACATTACCACTCCAAACAGTTATATCTTGAAGTTTTTGTGCTCCTTTATATACTTGCCCATCAATTCCATATGAATATTCATATTTATATAAACCTGTTGTTTTAGAGTGTTCGTGTTCTTGTAAATATTTACTACCTCCAGTTTTTTGAACTGTATTAAATTCTGTTTGATTTGTATCAACACCGACTAAAGTTCTACCTGTTGCAAAAGCAGTCCAGGTTCCACCAAAATATTTAGATGGATTAGTAGAGTTAATACTTATATAAATACTCCCAACGGGATAAATTAAATCTGTGTTAATAATCATAAGCATCTAATGTTAGATACTAGATTAGCGAGGTTAAGCTATTCTTTTCCATATGTATACAGCTAAATAAGGAGGCATTAATTTACTTGTATCATTTAAATTTGTAACTTTAATACCATAAAATTGATTTTCAGTTAAATCGTGAGATTCAACAAATGTACCTTCCAACATATATCTATTTGTCGATTTATAAACAACAGAAAAATCTTGTCTTGATATATCGTGATACAATCTATTATTATTTCCTCCTCCGAACATTTCAAAAGCTGCCGAAGCCTGGTCTTGTCCTCCAGTTGAACCAGCCGTATATGAACTACTAGCTCCTAATAAAAAACGTCCTTGTATTCTCTCCCACGTGCCTCCAAATAATGTTGAAGGGTCAGTGGAATTGACGCTCATATAAATTGAGCCAACAGGATATGTAAAATCTAAAATAAAATCTTTATTAATTATCATAATAAATGATATTAATATCTGTTATGTATGTCGTTTATGCTGTTCTATGCCAACAAATAATACCATAATAATATGGATAGTAAGCTTGTCCACCACCGGAGCTACCTATATGCAAAGAATTAGACCATTGAGGACTATTCGTAACATTTGCAGGAGTGAAGTTAAATGCATTCGCTCCGCCGCCGCCGGCGTAACAAGATATTGCTCCAGTATGACTGTGACTAGGCATACTAGAAAGAGGTATTTTATGGTCAATTGAAGTTCCGCCATAATTACCAATAGGTTGACCAGAATTAGTCGGAACGTTTTTTAAATAAACATCTCCTTCTAATCTAGCCCAAGTTCCTCCAAATGTAATATTTGGATTAAATGTTGTATCTGTTGTTATAAATAAACATCCAACAGGATATATAAAGTCAACATTAATAAGCATAAACAACACCTCCAAGAGCTACAGATATTAAATATCTGTCACCTCGCTCTCTTTGTTGAAAAGAGGTTCTAGTAAATAACTGAACCTCCTTTCTTGTGTTGAATTGTAGGGTTTTCTCTCCCCCCCCCACATAAGGGCATTTAATAAAATATTTTTCATAGAATTTCTACTGTATTCTATGCCACTCTCCTATATCTATAAACTACAATATACGGTTGAAGATTGCCTGAATTTCCAGTAGTTAAGTTTAAAACATCTGTTGTAGATATTTTAGAGCCTTCATCTGGAAAAGCTGCCCAATTATATGTTAAACCTATTTTATTATAGGTTCCACCTTCTCCATAACTTAATCTGACCTCAGAACCAGCGGCTTGCCATAAATTATGGTTGTGACTTTGTAAATATTTACTACCGCCAGTTTTCCCAATAACATTAAATTCAGTTTGAGAAGAATCTCGACAAACAGTTACTCGTCCGGCACCATATAATTCCCACGTTCCACCAAATAATGTATTTGGATGAACCGTATTTGTAGTTTCATAAATTGTTCCTATAGGATAAATAAAGTCCAAATTAATCATCATATTAATCGGCTTTAAGTCTTGTGTTATCTAATTAAGATGTACGTTTCCACATATATACAACCAAATATGGAGGCATATTGTTGTGAGCTTCATTATTACCAGCTTCTGTTGTATTAACAGCATATTGAGTTGTTTGACTTGGAGAAACACCTGTCAAACCAAAGAAACTCCCAGTTTCTGTACTTCTATATACAGTATGACTATGTTTAGGCATTTGATTTACTGTTAAAGTAACTGTTGCTGCTCCGCCAGTATTACCATTTGTATAAGTATTACCTGCTCCTAAAAGAAATCTATCTTTTAATTGAGACCAAGTTCCGCCAAATAGTGTGCCCGGATTTGTTGAGTTTACACTCATATATATACTTCCGACTGGGTATATAAAGTCTACATTAAATTTCATTAGATAACACCTCCATTAGAGGATAAGACTATATTAGCCTTCCCTCCTTCCATAGAAGTTGAGTGGCAACTAAACAGTAGCCACCCCCCCCCTACGTGGAGTTAACATATAATTACTTTTTATTGTTTTCATAAGTCTCTATGCAATAAAGCAATTTGACTCTCTTATTTTTATTATGCAGTACGTTTCCACATATAAACGACTAAACAAGGAGGAATATTATTATGAGCAACATCTCCTCCTGAATTTCCATTTACACCCCAATAATTAACAGCCCCAGTACCTCCTGATACGGCATAACCAGCAGTTGTTCCGCCTCCAGGAGTTGTTCCATACATACAAGCTCCGTGTGAATGGCTAGGCATTTCATTAACATTTAATTGGTGACGAAATTCTCCTAAAGTTTGCCCATATCCAAAACTCCAACTTAATTCGTCATTACTAATATATCCGTGATTTGTATTAGTATTTTGTGAAGGTTTTCCTCCAGCTAATAAAAATCTTCCTGTAATTTGAGACCAAGTTCCTCCAAATAAAATAGAAGGACTGGTTGAAACTGTACTTATATAAATACTACCTACAGGATAAATAAAATCCGTATTCATTATCATAAATATAGTATTTAAATTTAAATCATCACAATTCAATATATTAAGCAGGACACGAGACAATCTCGCATCCATTAAGCAGTTCTTTTCCACATATAACAAGTTATATAAGGTTGTAGATTACCTGAGTCACCTGTAGTTACATTACTATCAACACCTTTAGTGTGCATATTATATTGGTCTGTGCCATATAAAGGTAACCATCTTGATTCACTACCAGATGCAAAGTACATATTGCCATAACCAGGGTCACAAGTGTGTGTGTGATTTTGTATATACTTACTTCCACCGGTCTTTTCAACCGTATTAAATTCAGTTTGTGATGTATCTACACCTACAGGAACTCGTCCAGTTCCCCAAGCAACCCAAGTTCCTCCAAACCACTTGCTAGGGTTTGTGGAATTGATACTTAAATATATTGACCCAATAGGGTACACAAAGTCTAAATTCATTATCATAAATTTCGCAATTGTGCATTATGTTCAAATGTTATTAAGATGTCTTTAAGCTGTTCTACGCCATATATAGGCAGTGTAGTAAGGTTGTAGATTACCAGAATCTCCAGAACCAGCTTCATCTGTAGTAAAAGGGTGAATATGGCTACCACCAGGCATATCCCAACTTTCGTTAAGGTCACTAATACCACCATTACCACTAGAACCCATATGGTTACCAAGATTTCTAATTACCATTGTTCCAGCTACTACTCTCATACTATGAACATAGCCTGAGCCAGTCCATCCAGAGTGGTTATGTTTTTGTAAATTTTTATTACCACCTGTTTGACTAACAGTGCTAAAATCGGTATCATTTTCATCTACACCTACAATACATCTTCCTTTTATTCTTTCCCACGTACCACCAAATAGAGTAGCAGGTGATATAGAAGACGTAGTTATATATATTGACCCAACAGGGTAAATAAAATCAACGTTCATTATCATAATAATCGACATCGTGTCTTGCGTTTGTGATGTTAATTTCCAACGGCTATCCAATAAATTCTAAAATCAGCTCCAGCAGAATAGTCAATCTTTATACTACATTTAAATTGAGTTGTAGTGATAGAACTACGATGTACTGAAACTGATGGAATACCGAACCCACTTGAAGGAGTTCCAGAACCACATATTACGGTAGGAACGCTACTAAATGCTTTAGGGAATGTAATTGTAAAATCATAAATCCCTGAATTAGAAGCTCCGACGTATTGTGTTCCACTTTGTATTTTACTAGGTATATTACTTTGAATAGTATTAACCTCAGAATTTATTGAATTAATTTGATTATTTAAGGAATCAAGACTTTTATTTGTTCCTTCTATAATTAAATCTTTATTTATTTGCATATGTGTCGCTGTGCGACTTCTCTAAAAACTTAGTATTTCCAACCAATCACTTTAACAATGGCTGGAGCATTTCGACGAGTCCACCACTCTCTAACTGCAGATTCAGAACCTCCAAATCTATAACCACGACCGGTATTTTCAGTTAACGTATTAGTTCCTGTTAAATATAATAAAGTATTCCAATATGTACCCCAAAAGTGACTATCATATGAATTCGTCATTGATACATATGGAGAAGCAACATATATTTTGATATATTTCAATCCATAACTAGAAACTGAATCATATGTTCCTGCATTTGTATCATAATTATTATACCAAACTTCTATAAAAGTGTAATTACTCCAATTATCAGATAAAGTAACCGGGCATAAATCTCCCCCTGGTTGAGAAGATGTATATAAAACAGTTGGAATTAATTTTTCTAAATTTGTATTAGTTCCTTCAATAACTAAGTCTTTATTAATTTCTATTTGTGCCATAAGGTCAGCTTAATGCTTATTAGTCTTGAGACAATACAATATAATTAAAAAATACTTTTTGTCCAACTGAAGAATCTGGATAATCTTTTGTAGTAGGGCATACGATAACCATTTTTGTGTTAGTAATTTCTTTAATATAACAAGTAGCTAAACTACCCCAATATCCAGAAGCTGATATATCTTGAGCACCTAAAATAACTAAAGGTATATTATCATATGTTTTTGTAAAATTAACTGTATATTTACAATATGTTAAATTACCAAATTGGAAATTTGTGAAACTTCCTTTTGGTATAGAACCTTTTTCGCTGATTAATAAATTATTTTTTACTTTATCAGTTGTTGTTCCCAATTTTACATTATTCACTAAAATATCTTCATTAATTGACATTGCCATTAGACTTCACCTCCTAGAGAAGTGAAAGCATTATTTACGCCTTCACCTCCATTCCAAATAGAAAAAGAGAAGTTGTTAAGCAGCTTCCCTCCTTCCATAATTGAATAGAAGTGTGACGTTTTTGCCCCCCCCGACGCTATGGTCAGAGGCATTTAATTTAACATCACTTGAGGTTGCAGACACTAAATAATGTCTGTCACCTCCTT